TGAGGAGTTGCTTCTCTAGTTTTATTTAGTTGCAGTTCAAGTTGGTGTTCATAACTCATACTATACTCCGACTATGCCTATCGTTGCGGAAATAAAGACAACCCAGAGGCAAAACACCTCTAGGTTATCTCTTATTCGTTCTATTCTTTTTACAGACATTAGTAGTTTGCTAATGCTAAAAACATTATGCCGAATGGTAGTAATATTGGAAGAGTCAATAGTGTTATAAACTCAAGCGCTTCAATGATTCTTGGTAGAACTTCTCTTAGGTCTTCGAATCTGTCCACCATGCTCTTCGCAATTAATCTTGCAGTTGTCATGGTTTCTTTCCAGTTAGTTATTAATTACAATAATAATGTATTATCACTATGGATTATACACTGTTATTTAGTAAATTACTAGCCCTAAAATAAAAGTTTGTGAAAATTAATGCAACTTTTTTTTGTCTTTCGGTGCTTGAGATAATTCGAACTCTTCTAGTTCCCAATCCATATCTTCTAATGCCTCTTCTATGAATTGTTCATCTGGTGCTTCAGACATTTGACTCATCATTCTATCTAATGACCTACGCATTATCTCAGTCACTTTTTTATCTTCTAGTGTAGCAAGAGGTATAGATTTATTTTCTATCATATCAAACCATCTTGAAGATGCATCATCATAGTAAGGAACGAATTGCTCGTTCATAAGATTTCTATGTATGATTTCAAACTTAGGTATATTAATAATCTCATCAGCACTTAAAGGTGCATATGGATAAAAGACTGCGTTTGTTCTTGGTGTTCCTGGAACTAGTGATAACTGGCATATCATAGGAAGAGTAATCTCTAAATGGTCGCCACAATCTCTAGTCATACCAACAACTTCTGCGCCAGACTTTAATTTAATTACTTCGTATCTACTAGGTAAAAGTTCTTTTGGTGATGTCATTTTAACTCAAATTGTTTTAGTTCGTAAGGAAATTGTTCCTCGTTATAAGTATTTATCCTTTCTTTCAAGTGACGAAGTGTAAAATTATCACATCGTAAATCATCTGCAATATCAAATAGTCTCATACTATCTTTGCCTTCTGTCTTACGAAGACCACGACCAATTGACTGTAGATTTCTTATTCTAGACTTTGAAGGACTTGCAAACACTACATTATCTATCTTCTTGATATTAATACCTGTTGAGAAAGTTCCATATGATGCAAGTATGACATTATTCTTTTTCTTACTATTCTCAACTATCTCTCTCACTTGTTCTCTATCTTCTGTATCAGTTCCACCATATACATAATGTAATGTTCCGTTTATTCTACTAACCATTGGGTTGAATAATGTCCATAATACTTCACCATGTTTTTCTACATACTGAAACAATACTAGAGTATTACCCTTTAACGATGAAACTAGATTTGTAATGAACTTATTTCTTTCTTCGTTAGAACATAGATAGTCCATCTCTTCTTGATAGGTCATTTTCTTCTGTTTAGTATGACATAGTATGACACATTGTATATTAATTTTCGCAATCGTTCCTTCTTCCATGAGTTGGTATGACGATATTACTTTCTTAACAGGACCAAACAATCCTTCTAGTTGTAATCTATGAACTTCTGAACCATCTAATGTTCCTGTAGTTCCAAATCTGATTGCAGTAGTCTTCATCTTCTCTAAGATACCTTTGAGTGTTTGTGCCTTAAATAGATGTGCCTCATCTCCAACTACAACATCAAATGTTTGCATTACTTCTTTAGGTGCCTTAGCAAAACTTTGCCATGTTGTAATCGTGATTTCTGAATCAAAAACAGGCTGACCAGAATATATTTTACATATCTCTTTATCGTATCCATAATCTATAAAGTCCTTTGCCATTTGTTCTACGAGTGATGTAGTTGGCACAATAATAATTGTTTTCTTGTTATAATATCTTGCAAGTAAATAAATGATAAGAGACTTACCACTTGCAGTTGGTGAGAGTAATAGTTGTCTGCCATATTGCACAGCAGTTCTAAATGCTTCCATTTGATAGTCTCTTGGCGAGAAAGGTAAGTTTAGTTCTTCTATGAACTGATGCAACTCTTCTGTTGCCCTTTGTTTCTCTCCTATTACATCTTGTATACCTTCAAAGTTAAAACCTCTTTCTCTACAGAACTCATCGACATATGGTAATAGACCTATGTAAATCTTTTTAGTTTTTATAGAAAACAATCTGACTTTACCATCCCAAAACTTGTTCTTGTATGAAGGCATGAACTTAGCACCTGGAACTGTAAATGAAAAGAAGTCATGTAAGTCTCTTGCTAGTCCATCGTCACAATGAACTCTCATAAAAACTTCATCTAGTTTTTCTACTCTTACTATATTAGACATAGGGTTGACCGTGATACCAACTAACTAAAGATATTCTTGTTCCTCTAGTCACTGGTTGCACTTGGTGATGCACGAAACTTGGAAATACTATTAATGTTCCTCGTGATTTTGCACTGAATGGTGCAGTCTTAATGTATGGGTCTACATCAATTGTTTGTGTGCCTGTAGATTTGAGTTTATCAAATAGGCCTTGTGGTTCTATCCATTGAAAATGACCACCCTCATATTCTTCTGGATGTGATAACTGAATTGTTGAACTAAACTTTCTTAAACGACCACCTTCTGATTGTGGTTTGTCTCCTGAATCTGTATGCCATGTGTAAAAATCTCCTGTGACTTTTGCATCTGGTCTATGATGATATATTGTATATTGATGATTTTCTATATGGTCCCATTGATGCAACCAATTTGCCTCTGCACTTGCCATATTAATGCCGTCTGATATTTTCTTTTGTATACCTTCTGGTATTTCATGATGTTGCATCCATTTAATATCTGATTGTCTTATATAATTATCTTCATCACCACCTTTGAAGTTTTCAGCATCGGGGTCTTCTGTTCTATTACCAACCATACCTGGAGATAATTCTAAAGTTTCTGCATGTGCTTGTATCAAATCACATTCTCTTTCCGTGAAATACTCTGGATAGATTACGCAATATTGTGATAATATTATTGCCATTATTGACCTGCCATAAATTTACGCCACTCTATTGTGTTCTTGATTGTTTGATGTCGCCATGTGATATTATCCATACATCTTTTTAGAAAGTCTACTGTGACTTCTAGATATTCTATCTTGGCTTTTAATGTTTGTAAATCTTTATCTGAATTGAAGAAGTAATTGAAATCATTCTTCATTATCTTTAGACCATCGAATGGGTCTGTTTTCCAACCAAACTTTTGTATTTGGTCATCGTCTAACTTACCTGTATACCATAACCACTTATACTTTAACAATTCATTGTATTCTTGATTATACTTTTTAAGTATCAAGATTTTGCTTGTAAGTAAGTCTGAGTATTTTGCGTGTAGCTTGGGAACTTCTAGTGATGATTTATCTAATTCTATATCATCAACTTCACAATCTTTAGCCCACTCTTCTTTAAGTTGTTCTAAATTCATACTATAATTATATCACAAAAGTGATAGTTTTACGAGGTGGTTTCTATCTCGTAATATGTAAATCTAAACGATACATTGACTACTGCTGGTTCAGCATCAGCACCAGCTTCTAACTCTATAGACCCTAATGATATAGGGAAACAGTCATGAAATCTTATGTATCTATTTGCTATATTCTTATTTGTATTTATGACTAATGTAATATCAGAATATTGATTCAAGTCATTGTTTGTTGATGCAAGAACATTTGTTTTTGTGACAGCTGTATCAGTATATGAACCATATAGTTTTGGGTCACTTAAAGGCACAATTGAATCTATCCAGTTATACATTTCTGCAAAGTTTCCTAAGTCTTCATCAACTAAGAAAGAAAGGTCTAGTGTATCGAATGATGCTTTATCACCTGGAAAAAATGCATCAAGACCAACACCTGCACCTTGAACAACTTCACCGAATGTTATGCCTGGTATGTTTACTGTCTTAACATAGTATTCTACAGTAGGAACTTTATCTATCAATAACTTAAAGTTATTTCTGTTTAATACTGACCTGTTTATATCTGTTTTAATAGCCATAATACTATTTATCTAAATGGGGAACCGAAGTTCCCCAAATGTTTTACTTCTCGTTTACAAACTCATTGAGTTGTCTTGCAACTGAAATAACTTCTTCTGTTGAAACGAATTGGTCACCATAAGGTTTTCTATCGTTTGGAAAGTTGTTATTGTGTTCTACAATCGCCTCATTGTTTCTGTAGATGTTTCCTTCTAACAGACCTTGTGCTTGATTGAGTAAGTCGGCTCTGATTTCAAAGCCTGATTTGGATGTGTTTGACATAATTTCCTCCTGTGTGTATGTGTGTTATGTCTGTATCTTAATGATACAATATTATTTAGTGCATAAAAAAAAGGACTCCGAAGAGTCCTTTTTAATTCGAAACGAATTCGATTACTACAATTAAAGAATGTTAGATACTTTAATTTTTCTGTAGTATTGGTTACTTCCGTCAGAAGCAAGACCGTTAGCAGGTGTAGCACCTACAAATGGGTTTGAAACCATTCCGTATCTTGTTTTGAAACCGATTTTTGGTTGGAAAGTATTCTCGCCAACTGCACGAACCATTTGTAATGGAACATATGGGCAGTAGAACATACCAGCGTCATAAGGGTTTGAACCTCTATAACCAACTGTCATGTAGTCTGCACCAGCATATGGGTCAACATATACTTTAACTCTTCCGTTAAGAACACCAGCAAAAGTATTGCCTGTGTCATCAACATTTAATGAAGTGTTAAGTGCAGGTGCGTAATCTAATACACCAGCCATAGATAGAGCAGATGCAACATCAGAAGAACATAGAATAAAGTTTCCTTTACCTCTACGAGTTTCTTTTGCGATTACATTGCTTTCTCTTTCGATTTGGAATAATAACCCTTTAAACTTCTCAACTGACCATCTACCGTTAGCGTCAACATCTAAGTTGAAAGTACCTGCTGATGCAGTTCCAGAAGCACCAGTTTTTGCCTGGTTGTTTACTTCTCTTACAACTTCTCTGTTAATCTCTGCAAGTATTTCACTTGAAAGAATGTTTGCTAACTCTGATTCAGCGTCAAGACCGTGGATTGCTTTTAAGTCTTGTGCAAGTTCTAGAGTGTATTCTGCTTTTAATGCTCTTGATACAGCAGTCACAGTTGATTTCTCAATAGTGAATGACATTTCAGCGAATGAGTTATTATCTGCATCGCCTAATGCCTCTGATGTAGCTGTGCTCATACCAGTAGAAGTAGCGTTTTCATACGCACTTGAACTAGCAAATGGGTCACCCTCAGGGTCAGAATCTACACCAGCGTTATCTGTGTTAGCAGCTGCTGAGTGAGCAGTTCTAACTTCATTTACGCCCATAGCTTCTGATTGAGCTAATCTGTTTCCAGATGGGTAATCTTGGTATCTTGCTTTCATAGCGAAGATAAGTCCTGTAGGACCAGTCATTGGTTGAACACCGCAAATGTCGTAAGCAACGAGATTTGGCATAGCTCTTCGAACTAGTGATATTAGGATTGGGTCCCAATTACTAATTCCAGTGCCAGTAGCATTAATAGGTGCAGCTTCTTCAAGAGTTTGACGGTCTTCTGCAAGTGCCTTCTCTTGGTTTTCTAGGATAACTGCTGTGACGGCTTTCTTGTAGTTGTCTTCGATTTTTGGCAAATCGGAGTGCTCTAGAATTGGCTCCCACTTTTCCTGTAAGTTTTCTGATAAAAACATATTATTTCCTATTAATTAAATTAACCTAATGGTTTTAGTTTACTAATTGCAGAGGAATATCTATTCATTTCAGGATTAAGAACTGTTTCTTCTTCGTTTGAAAATTCTCCAGTTCCTTCTTCTACGATAGTTTCTTCTGCGATAACTTCTTCACTTGGGAAGTAAGCTTCTTTCAGTTCATTAACTTTAACTTTAAAGTCTTCTGAGTCTGAGAAATCTACTCCTTCTGATAAAGAAATCATCTTCTCTTTTTGTGATTCAGACAAGTCAAGACATGCCTCTCTCACAACATTTTGTCTTTTGAGATTTTCGTTTTCTTCAACAATAGCCATGTTATTAGACACTTCATTGTCAAGTTTTTCTTCCATCTCGTCAAGACGATTTGCGAGTTCATCAATAACATTATACTTATCTTCTGGTACTTCAACATAATGTTCTACGAACAATGTTTTAAGTCCATCTATAAAGTTATCTGTCATTTCTGACCTCAAACCTCTTTCAATAGCAAGTTCGTTTTCTTTCGTCCACTCTTCTGCACAATATGATAGATATTTGTCAACTGCTTCCGCAAGGTCGCCTTTAACATTCTCTACTGAGGTTTTTAAATTTTCTGAATACTCTGATTCGAGTTGTTCTTTAATTTCTGAAACTTTTGAAGTGACAGCAGCCTTAAAGATGTTTCTTGCCTTTTCAGAATTTTCTTCTGAGAGTTCAAGGGCTTCTGAGATTTTCTCTAGGTCGTCCTCTATTTCCATCTCAACAAGTTCAGAATCAACTTCTGAGGATTCTTTCATTTCCTCTTCGTCTTCATCTTCATCTTCTTTTTCTTTGTCATCTTCATCATCTTCTTCGGATACTTTTTTCTCTTCTAAAGATGCGAAAGTTTCTGATACAATTTCTTCATCGGAACCCTTTAAGAATTCTACGATGTTTCTTGCAATTTCTGCTTTAGTCAAGGATTCATCAACCTTTTCTGAGTCTTCTTCATCGCCGTCTACATTCTTCATTACTGAAGCATACATAGCCTGCAAATCATCTTTACTCATATCCTTCATAGCGTTGACAATACCCTTGATTTGTTTCATTTTAGAAGGTTTCTGTTCTTCTTTAACCTCGTCTTCTGAAACTTTTTTCAATTTTGGTTGCGGTTCAGGAGAGCTTTCACCTTTCTGTTGTGGGTCACCACTAACTTCTTTAGTTCCTTTCTCTGCACTTTTAACTGATGCAACTGCTTTGTCAACAGGATTTTCTTCGGGTTTAACGACCTCAGCTTTACCACCTTCTATTTTAGCGGCATCACTGGAACCTTGCTTAACAGGTTTTGAGTCACCTTTCTCAGCTTTTGAATTCGGCTGCATAGCCTCTTCAATTGCCTGTTCTAGGTTTTTTTCTAAATCTGCCATTTGTTTCTCCTGTTTGAGTTTTAGCTTAACTCTTTTATTTATATATTATAGGTTCTCTACGAACTTCTTCCACATATTTAATTTGGTTTCTTCTAACTTATTAAGTTTTGCTGAGCGTAATTTGTCACGCATCTGTTCAACTTCGACAGCTTTTAAGATACCAGATTCATAAACCCATTCAACTCCTTCCATGATTCCTTCTACGAAGGCCTCAGGAGCACTAGGGTCTGCGACAATATCAGCAGCCGTAGCCAACTGAAAATCATCTTTAACTACTTGAGCGCCGTTTCTAGTTTCTAGTGAACCTAGACCTCTAGATGAAACACCCAATTTAGCACCATCGTTTATCAAGTTTCTCACTATCTGTCCGTTTGGTGTTGTTAAAATCTTTGCTCTCCCCATGAAGTTTTTACCATCTTGTTCTAATTTGGTAATCATGTGAGATACTTTGTCTAAATTAATTGTAGGACCGTCTGGATGTCCTAACTCTCCGAACGCTCTGTTTTTGTTTACAAACTCTTCGTTGTAGCGTTCTACTTCTTTTTTCATAACATCAACTGGATATACTCTTCCGTTTCTGTTCTTGATGTCGGCCTGCATGAAAGGTCCTTCAATAAAGTATTCTTTTTCGTTGTTATCGTTTGATTCTACGATAACAGGTTCAATTGCGTAATCGCAAAATTCAGATATTAATTTCATTTATTACTCCTAATATTTCTTTTTTGGAGATGTTCTCTTCACCCATTTGTCTGATTACATTCTTAATATTCTTCATCTCTTTATCTGCGGCCTTTATATTTATATATGGGTCTCCCATTGAAACACCATCTATATAAACATGTATCTTACCTCGTTTATCTTCACCAAACCTAATGTCTAGTGTTTTTCCAGCAACTTTCTGAGTCTCTTTCTTGACTTCTTTCTGGTCACGAGGCAGTTTAAATTTTGCCTCACTCAGAATCGTTGTTATCTGTTCCCAAGTTCTCGCCATTATTCCAATCTACTTGCATCTCGACTCTTTTCATATCGACAGCATCAGCAGCCTTTTGTTTGATACCTTGATGTATACTATCTTTGGCATCTTGTAATTTACCGGACTCTATTTGGTCCACTATTTGTTTTCCTATTTCTGACATTAAAAGTCTTCTCCTTCATCACTATCATGTCCCTCTGAATCTATTTCACCTTGTATTCGTTCAACATCATCAGTAGAGAAATGTAATATATGTTTTCTGACATACTCATCAGAAAAATATTTTCCAACATATGATTCTGCTTGACCAAGTATATCTAGTCTTTCTCTCATAATCTCTCCAGCCTTTAATTCTTGGAAATGATTATCAGTTGCAAAATCGTAATATATAAAATCTTTGAAACTATCAAACTCTTCACCTGACACAAGATTTTTTAAAACCATTTGTGTTCTGAGAATATCAGTAAAACTTCTAGCAAACTTAGTTTGCAATCTCTTAGTGAACTTATTAAATTTAAGTTCATCTCTACTAATCTCAGATGCCCTACCCATATTGAAACCATTATCAGCTTCTAATCTAGACATAGGCACATTGAGAGAACGATATAGTTTCTTTTTGAAGTATTCTATATCTTCAATCTCTGCAAGATTCTGTCCACCTGGAAGAGTTGTAATCTCTGTTCCTCGACCACCCTCTCTTCTAGGTAACCAGAAATCTTCTAGCATTGACATGTGGCGTCTATCATCTTTGATTTCGCCTGTATCTGCATTGTAAACAAGTTTATTTCTATACTTGTTCATAGTATCTGCAAGATACTGTTCTGCCTTTGCTTTAGGGAGGTTACCTACATCAATGTAGAATATTCTCCTTTCTGGTGCTCTTGATATCCTATAGATAACAAGTGCATCTTCCATCATTGATAACTGATTCGCAGTCTTCAATGCCTTATGCAAATACCCAACTACAACATTCTTAGTGTAGTCAAGCATACCAGAAGTAGTATAACTAACTGCCTCTGGAGCAATCTTTGCGGTTGTGCCTTCATTGGCACTACCTTTATGAAATCCTTTATCGCTGAAGACATAAAATTCTTCAACTTTCTTTACTATGTCTATTTTTGTTTTAGGGTCTTTTTCCTTTTCAACATTTCTAACCTTCTTGATTTTCATCGGGTCAATGTTTCTAAGGTCTTGTATGCCTGCTTGTGGTCTTTTAGAATCTACTACTTTATGAAAGTAGATTCTGCCATCGACATACCATTTTCTGAATAGTTCATGTGCGTTTTGATGAAACTTCATCAAAGATAGAATAGTTTTGAACTCTTGATGCATCTTCTCTTTGATGCTGTCTGATAATTCTACATCTCTTAAATCAAGTGATACGATTCTATCTTGGGTATCTGAAACTATACATTCATTTACTATGTCATCGATAGCAATATCACATTCAGGAACTAGAGATGTTTCACGGTATCTTTGAATAAGTGCGACCTCATTCTTGATACCACCTTCCATATCTACATAGGACCCATATGCCCCACCTGATATGAAACCACCTGGCGATTGTTGAATAATGGGAGTTCCATCATCTTCGACAGGTGCTACAAAAGAAGCCTGTGACTTCTTTTGCACATCTTTTACTCGTAAGTCTTCTTTCTTACGGTTTATTTCAAACCCAAAAATTTCCATAATAATATTTATAACACCTCAAAAGAGGTATTAATCACTAACTTAAAGGACTCTTTCCCAATGAGAATACTGGAATTCAACATCAAATGTCTCCAATGCATCGACTGTCTCGTATGATAAGTCAATCGCACCTATAGAGGTAGGAAACATATTAAAGAATTCGTATCTCGCAAGAACTGAGTCATCTTTATTTAATTGTTCGACAAATGCTCTGTCTACTAAGTAGTCTAATGAAGTTAAACCCTCACCACTGTCTAGTTCTTGGATGTCTGTTTGCCATCCTTCTAGAGCAGTTCTTGATGAAAATTCTACATCATTAATAATTGTCACTGTCCAAGGTTCGAATGTTCTATCTCCTGCGAGTTTTAGAACACTTCCTCTAAACTGTTGTTCAACTACACCTACAGTAGCAGCAGGAATCTGTGCTGACTGACATAAGAATTCAATCTTACTACCAGACCTTGGTATAAAAACTCTGAAACGGTTAGCTCTTGGGCCACCGCCGAGTAGTTGTGCTTTAAATTGGTCTATACTTGCCATTTACTTATACTCCTTATTATACTGCGCCGTAAACTTCTTCAAACTGAACACCACTTCTAGTAGCGACAAAGTTTAAAGTTATGTAGTTAATTGATTTAGCAGGTTTCAAGAAGATAGAACATACAAATTCGTTTCTATCTATTACTGAGTCTGTGTTGTTAGTTTCATCACACACTACTGAGAAGTCTACTAAACCTCGTCTGTTTTTAACATCTCTTAGGAAAGGTTCTACACTTGCACGGAATTGAGCACGAGTGAATGAATCGTTAAATTCAAACAACTGAGCTTTAGCGGCAGTAGATACTGCTTTCTCTAATGTTATGAAGAGTCTTCTTACATTAATTCTATCAAATGCTGATGGTGAAGTTAATGCAGTTTTATCTCCAAATAATACTGTTCCTTGTCCTGGGAATGTGACAATAGGATTAATTCTTGCACGATACAAGTCATCTCTAGATGCCTGTTTCGGATTAAATGCAAGTTTTGTTATTCCTAGA